TCACCCTTGCTCCCGGCTAGACGCCGGAGCCTTAGACACTTAATCTTAGGCTGAAGTCTAGAGAGAACACTTATGATTATTGTAAGGTACTCTCGGTTTAGCAGAATGAGCATATCAATAGGAAGTTTCCATTGATGTTTGAGCTTCATCTGTAGGATCATCAATCTTTAGATTAGCAAGTAAATCTTCTAGTCTCTTAGATTTCTGATTGTGTTTAGTCTGTATTGCTGTTGTGTTTGTAGCTTTATTAGTATGAACAATAACAGATTCATGATTAGATAAATCAGTAAGGATCTCAGTACGACAATGTTTAGTCTCCTGAGAGGCACTTATTAATGTGCCAGCTGATTCTACTTTTATGGACTCAATCGTCTTTAAAAGCTTCTTGGCGGTATTTAACTCGGACACTTTAGGAGAATAACAATCCTCCTTATAGTTCCACTGCTGAATTCCAGGAACGGCTACAGACGTAGCCCTATCGGAAGGTAAATCACCTAGTTCAATATCATACTTCTGTACAATATCTTTATGTCTAGTTGAAATTTCTTGTTTATTTTGACCTAATTTAGGCATAGCCCAAGATGTTGACAGATCAAAACATTTTACCTTCTGATTCAACTCATCCTGTTCCGAGACTGCCCTCATATAGAGGGTCTGGAGAGTAATTTCTTCGATGTCTCTCGGAGCTTTCCGCGTTGACTGGATAAAATCATGTATTGCTACACGATCTTTTAATGAATCATAACAATCGGTCTTAGTATAACCATACTTGGTGAATCCTTTTATTGACCTTTTTGCAATTGCATTATAGAGTCTTTGGATCCACTCAGGTACTTTTGGATGTAACCCGCTAGTCTGGAATTTCTCAATATTATTCAAAGAACCTTCGATAGAATCAATCCATCTAGGTTTCAATGCATACGAAGAATCTGCGGTAATCAATTGAGAGCAAAATTCTGCATACTTACTACTTGTCATCCCTTTGTCTCGGTTTATTAGACCGGAAAACTCAGAAACAACTTGAACATAAGCATCCGCATACTCCGCTTGTATCACGAGGTCATCACCAACACATGCAAATGTGTTGTAGGTGCCATAACCATCAAGATTGCGCACGGCTTGACTTGCCATTGCACAATTCATAATAGTCAATAGCGGAAAAGACGGTCGTAGCCCTAAAGGCTGACCAATCTTCCAGGAAATCTCATTTGATGGCATTTGTAACATATCAGCCACAAATCCAGGGAGAGACCAAGGAGATAAACTAGTATCCTTGAAGAGCTCTATGGAACGAGATAACAGTGGATGTCTTTCATCAGAAATATTAACAAAATACTCATTAATAAACTTTTGAAAATCCAATCTGTCGGTTGCGGCGCTCATATCAAAACTTGCAAGAGTATTTCCTTGCTTGAGCTTCCGTTTGACCCACTCAATTCCAGCTTCTTGGTTGTAAACAAAACAACCATCTAAGCCTTGTTGATGTGAAGACAATACTTCCCCTAACGGGGAATTGCAGTATTGCACGAATCTATTAGGATTCGCAACGGCTCGCAACTTTCCACTACCTTGCTGAAGGAAACCAATGTTTCCAACGCTGTGGTGTAGACCTAATATTGGTGTCACAAACTTTTGGTAATCTACAAAACTATCATCATCAAGAAAATTATTTCCCGATAGAGCTTCATCTAGTAGACGTTCATTTTGTAAACGCTCTTCGATTATCTGAGATAGTTTGATTGATTGTTCTAGATTGCCTTGAACTTCATAGACCATTTCTGGATATTTAATATCATCCAGAAATTTCCATATAAATAGAGGCGCTGTTGATAATGAAAAACTATAAGCTGAGACTATACTTGCGTAACTAATATTACCGTTACGATTTCTAATACTCATCGCTTTTCCGGATCCAGGTATCGAGCTTCCAGTCAAATGAGAAGGATTAAACCATTCTCTTTGCTGCCACTTCATCTTAAGATCTTTTTCCATCCAGTCAATTGTTTCAACTGGTGGGGATAGCGTTATAGTCTTGCTGGGTATTGATGTGATTTCGCACCTTACCCCCTCTAACCATTTAGAAAGCTGCTTTTCGGTTGGTATATTTAACTCTATACTTTTCCTCAAGCAACCAACTACACAAAAGAAAGCTTTGTCTGATAATTTCCAGACTTGGCTTCCCAGCCTATCAGATGGTTTAGTTGTTCCATCCTTTAACGTACTCTTCTTGTGCCATGCGGGAGCGTAACTTAGCTCTCCCTCGAGATGTTTCTTTCGCCAGTCCGTTAATTCGGATAAGCGTTTTAAAACATACTCAGGCCCCGAGGAGGACAATTGTTTTATCAATATATCCTCGATTGCGTGTTCTTTTCTCTTTGACAAACCTAATGATCGTAGTGCTTTACAGACTGCGGTTGTTACTTTGGTTAGAGTAGTTAAGCTTAACGCAAAATTTGTTTCCAAAGTATTCTCCTCCTTTCATTACTGAAATATAAGAGACCCGGAGATACTATCAGTATCTACACCGAGGCTGTCCTAATTGACAGTCTCGCCATTCGCGTAGCATGATCACAAAATACATGACCAGTCTAG